GCCGCCGCCCTCACCGACCACGCCGAAAACAAGCTCCTCGACGCCCTCGTCCGCGGCCAGACGATCGGCGCCCCCGCCACCTGGCACCTCGCCCTCTTCACCGAC